TTGTGATGAAGGCGTTAAGGGTGATGGTCTTGCTGCCGAGCGCCAGGATGAAGGCGATGGGGGAAGTGCTGGGTGCGCCAGTGCTGATGACGCGCTTGATTTGGGTGGCGGCGTCGTTGCGGGCGGTATCGTCTTCGTAGTACAGAAGAGTGGCGGAGCCGCTGTACGAGCGGATGCCAGGCGTGTAGTTGCGGTCGTCGTCGCCCAGCGTGGTGGTCTCCAGCATCTCAAGGTCGGCCTGCAGGGACCAGTTGGTCACCTTTACCTGCGTTGTGCCAGCGATGCTGAGGATGCCGTCTTTACCCGTGTAGTACTTGCTCATGATGTGGTCACGACCAGGCGAATGGTTACGGTGCTACGACCGGGCTTGACGCTGGCAATATCCGGGGGCTCTGCATAACGATAACGCAGTCCTGATTGTGGTACAAAAGTAGAGCTGTTGCCGGTCCAGCCGGCTTTGGCGTTGTCAGGTAGGTCGAAGGAGGAAAAGGTGCCTTTGGTGGTGTCGTAGCTGGAGATGAAGAGGTCGGCGTCTGCGTCGCTGATGTTCTGATAGGTCAGTTCCAGCGTGCCACCGATGCGCTTGTTGCCGTACAGGATGCGGGATTCGGCGCCGCTTTGCGTGCGAAACAACTTGACGGGGTAGTCGCCCGGACTAAACGTGCGGCTCGATGGCCTGAGGTTGGGCAAGGTCATTAGTCAGGCGACAGGTCGTTCACCACCGTAAATCCATTGTAAGAAGGCTTGAGTTCATTAGCGACCACGCTGTAGCCGTTTTCGTCGACGGGGAAGTAGCTGGCGCTAATGCGTGCCAGGCCTTCTTCATCGAGGTCGATGGAGTCGACCATGTAGACGAGCGAACGTGTTGTTGTGTCTTTGATGGCAAAAATTGAGCCGAATAGTTTGTTCGCTTTGGGCTGGCCGTCGACGATGCTGACGGTGAGCGTGTCTTCATTAACTTGACTGCCGTTGCGGTCCCAGTAATACACCTGCAGGCTTTGGCCGTTGGTGAGTTGAGCTGGCGTGATGATGGCGCCGTTGTCCTTGATGATGCCTGAAGCGCCGGGCTGGACGTGGCTGGCTTGCGTCACCACGCGGATGAAGTCGCCGGGCGCCAGGCCGAGGCCGTAGGGCAGCGTTTGGAAGCTGACCACATGGGTGCGGTGGCGGCGGGCGCTCAGGGCGTACTTGGCGAACAGTTCGGCGTGGTAGCGGCTGGTGATGTGGGTGAAGTTGAACTCCTCCAGCGGGCCGTTCGGTTGGTCCGTGTAGTACACGACAGCCGTTTGCTCTTGCGGGAAGCGGTTGGGCAGTTCAGTGCGGTAGCGCACCATGGCACGAATGGGCAGGCGCTCTTGGGCTTGGACGTACTCCAGTTGGAAAGAGTCCTCGATGATGTTGCCTTCGGTGAAGATGCCTGAGATGGGCACCTTGACATCGAACATCGTGTAGTTGCGTGTGGTGTCGATAGGAAGAGCGGGCTCGATCGAGAACTTGCCGCCGCGCATCACAAGATTGCAAAGCAGCGAGGTGCTGACGCGAGCCAGGAATTCGCGCAGGTTTTGCGGTTCTGTGATGACATCGTCAAAGTACAGGAAGTTGGCTTCAAGGAACATTGCCGTGCGGGCAAACTGCGCCTTGTCGATTAGGTCAGAGCTGATTAGTTCGCCAGCGCCGGTCTGGATGTTGGTAAGGAGGAAGTACGCCAAGTCCGTGAATATGTTTGACGAACTTACGGTTTCGATTATGTTGCCATTGCTGGTCAAACGCAGATTGGTAACGCTGATGCCGTTCTTTGCGTAAATGTGAAGCTGTTCCAGTTGGTTCAGTTCTGCTGTGCTGCGGAGCTTGAGGCCCGCCATGGCACAGCCGGTGTATGTGGCTGGGTTGTTGCTGCGAGGAGCAATGGTTTCATTGATATAGACAATCTCATGCTCTGGACCATTGTCACAACTGCGCGAAATCAAGTTGGCGTAGTGCGACACTTCAGCAATGCCCACGTTGTTTTCAAAGCTACGCTCGCCTTCCAGTGTGGGTTTTGTTGTAATCGGAACCGGCGGAACAATTTGAAAATAATAATCAATGGTGGCAAGATTCAACAACGTGCCACGAATGACAAAGATTTCGTTGCCAGTCCAGCTACCGGTGAGCTGCAAAATCTCAATGCTGTCTGGCTCTACAATTTCCCACCAGTGACTTCGAAAGTTGGTGGCAGTAATGTTTTCCGGCGTTGTATATAAACGAAGTTTCATTTTTAGTCGCACAACGCGACCGCCCTGGTCATAGCGGAATATCGTGCTATCTGCCTCCGAAAACGTATAAACCCCTCCGACATTAAAAGGGAAATAAGTTACGAGAGGTACATTATGGAAAGTATTGTGATCTCTTCCTCTTGGATCGGGATCCTTGTCAATAGTTTTGGCGATACCATTACTAATCCGAAACCCGTTTGCCTCGACATCAGGCGCGTCCGAGGCAATAGCCTTAAGAAAGCGAACACGCGATGGAAGGGGTGTGAATGCTGTTGCGCCACCTTTGTAAACTGGATTGCTAATCATCTCGGGCGCCAGTGCCAGCTCTTTTATGCTGCCCGGTTTTGCCATCATGTATAAAGTAAATAGTCCGTATTTGGTTGTTTTTGTTTGCGAGATATATTGGCCTTTTGCCCACTCAACCGCGCCTTCAACATAAAGCCTGTAGCACGGCCCTTCTACGGTTATGCCATCTATTGTCGCTCGTGCGTAAGATTCATTATTGCTGCGGATCTGGACGATTTCGCCAGATGTAACAGGACGAAGCCTAAATTCATATTGCCCAAAATAGTGGGCAATGCGGACAAAATTAAACTGGTCTTGTGGAGCTGATCCAACCACCGCAAACGGGTAATCGTTTAATTTTTCCCAGCCCTGGTTGAAAGCGTATGATTGATTTGCCGGCCTGACGTAAATGTCAAAGAACGAAGCTCGCTGTATGTATGACTGGTTTGTTCCGGCAGTTAGCGCAACATTTTTTACGTCGTAATCTCGCAGTTTGTCAACAGAAGGAATCGACTTAAAATTACAAATGCCGTTTAGTTTGTTCCAGACGTTGCTCTTAATGCCTATTTCTGTAACGTCACAGCTACGGCTGTTCTGGAATGAAGCGATGTCTGCTTTGCAGATGGGAAACCAGGCTTGGCCGATGTCGTAAATGCGGCCTTCCGGCCCTTCTGGCAGGTTTGTTTCTGTAGTGACGAAACCACGATGGCATACGCCAATTTGGCCAGTTGTGCCGTCAAAGATTTCTTTGCAAACCAATGAAACAGTGCGAGGCTGTAAATCATTTCGATCATAAACTGTGTTGGCCGGGTTTCTACCTGTCACTTGAAAAACACAATTTCCGATAACCCATTTGGTGCCTATTTTCATTAAATCGTCTTGCTGTTCATGCTCGGCTTGTATGGCATCGCGCACTTGCCGATTGTCTACAGCCTGGATATCGGGATTGGCGTATAAGAAACCTCCAGACTGCCCTAAGCTTTCATTTTGCTTGATATTCGGATTTCTGTTGTCGTAGTAAAGCTCGTCCCTGACACGTCCCTCGTTGTAGATGATGGTAATTTGATCGCCTACTTGGGTGTCTACTTTGACGCCATTATTGCGATCAGCGGGCGCAGTAGTAACTTGTCCATTTCTTATGTGCTCAACAATGCCGAACTGGCGGGCGTAGTTTCGACCTGTTCCAGCCATCTTGGGATTGCCCGCAATTTGAAAACGTTTAGCGGTTGGAGCTTGGCCGGCTTGCTCGGAAGATGCGCCGGGGTAGGGCACGATTTCCCAGTTAAGGCGGTAGGGTGTGCCGTTCGGCAGGCCGTTGTACACGCCAAAAACAGCGCGGTTGCTCAGCGAGTAGCTATGGCTGAACCCTGTGCTTTCAAGGCCGCTAAACGTATGTATGCGAAATGCATTTTCAGTGTTGCCTTCGCCAATCCAGAAATCTCCGTAGCGGCGATGCAGACCAAGCAGTCTGCTTTGTCCTGTTGTATTTGGATTGCCGTCGTATGTTGTTGGTCGATAGTCAGAGCTATTCGGTACTGGCTCACCGCCAGAGTAGTAATACCACCGGAAGTCGGATTCTTGGAGCGCATCAAGAGGGGCTTGGCCGATGTAAATACCAGCGCGATCTTCGTTACGGGCTGCTTCTGTATCGTATGGGCCTCTGGATACGGGAGACTGTCCGACTAAAAAGACCAGGTCGACGGACTGGTAGCTGCCGTGGGAGTACATGCGGCTCCACACCAGCTTGGGGGCGACCATGATGCCGCCGACATAGGAAAAGTCGCTGCGACTGGGAGGTAGTTGGACGTATTTTTGTCTGGTAAAGATAATGGGAATCGTTTCGCCGTAGCGGCTTAGCTCTTGGTTGGCCTGGAAGCCGTATGTGGGGGCAAAGCGATCTCGGCCAACAATGCTGTCGAGCTGCCGGTTTTCAACTCCTTTGGGCGCCGATGGCGGTTTGGGCGCCAGTAGCAGCGAAAGGCCTTGGGAAACAACGCCGAGGACCAGTGAAATAATCGCAACAGTTAAAGCATCGTTTTGTACGTCTGGAATATGGGCATACTCCGCAGGGCGTTCGCGGCTGAGCCAGTCGATGCGTTGCTTGAACTGGAGATATTCCTGTTCGGTGCAGCCGAGTTCTTGGATTAGCTGGCGCTCGTAGGGGAGCAGTTGCTGCGGTAGCAGCGGAGTGCAGGAAACGCCGTAAGCGGGTGCCAGGTGGCCGCTTGCAGGCTGGCTGTTATGTAGAGGATGCCGTCCTGCCAAACTGTCCCGAAAGCGTAATTCTTGTGTGGTAGGAGAACCACGTCTCCATCATACAAAGGATGTGGCACGCGGCGTCCCCAGTCGTGGATAGCCTTGAGGATTTTGCGAGGTTGGGCGTCGTACCAAGAGGGATCGAAGGTGGGGGTAGCGATGCCGAAGCGGTCGAGAGCGGTGTAGACGAGATGGATGCAGTCGATGGCGCCGTCGGGGTCGGTGCCGTCTGCGCCAAGGCGGTAGGGGCGACCGATGAGGTCGTACATCAACTAAGGCGGACTTGGGCAGTGGTGGGCAGGGGACCAAACACGTCCTCGGTGATGCGGCGTCTGGGTACGTCGCCACCGACTGCGTCGAT